TTTTGAAAGATAAAACATTCCAAGAATTTATTGAAAACAAATACCGTGTTGCTTCAGGTAACATTATGTCGAGTGATATACATGAGGCATTTGATATTGAAACAACTAACGGAGTTGAATAATGAGCCATGAAGATGATAAACTCAAACATAGTAAAAGACTTCATAAAGAAGAGGCAGCAATAGCCAAACAAGTAAAGATTGCCAAATCACATGGTATAGAAGTAAAAGAACCACATAAGTTAGCCAAACACCATGCACTAGATTGTGGTGTACCAAATTGTCCTATGTGTTCATCACCACGAAAAGTAACTGGTGAAAAAACTAAACAGGAACAATCATTTGAACAAACGGAGAAATGGAATGACTGAAGGTATAGATTTTTGTTTTATCTATCCTAAGGATGATAAACAATCGGTACATATTAAATTTTTGGAAGGACCTTATACAGGTACCACTTTCAAATATGGCAAAGTAAAATTTAAGGAAGAAAATGACCAGGTCTATTTACTTTTTGCTTATGATGTGTTAGAATCACCAGTTAAGAAGCCAGCAAAATTGGAAAAGGATGCTGACTTCAAAAACTACATTGGTGACTTACTAGTGGAAATAATGTCATCAAACATTGAACAGGAAGTAATTGATGAAACTGGAACAGACGATATTAAAGAACCTAATTTACAATGAAGATTACTTACGAAAAGTATTACCATTTTTAAAAGAAGATTACTTTACAGATAGAACAGACAGAACAATTTTTAATGAGATTTCATCGTTCACAGATACTTACAATTCAACACCAACGATTGAAGCAGTTGTATTGGCCGTCAAAGAAAGGCGTAATCTTACAGCTGATGAAGTTGAGAGATGTGAAACTACTCTCAAAGAGATTGAACAAACTAAAGGTGAAGAATCCAAGATTCAATGGCTTGTTGACAAAACCGAGCAATTCTGCCAAGAGAAAGCCATATACAACGCTGTATTGGGGTCTATTTCAATCTTGGACGGTAAGGACAAGACACATGAGAAAGGTCAGATTCCCAAGATATTATCGGACGCTTTGGCCGTAAGTTTTGACTCTTCCGTTGGCCACGATTATTTGGAGAACTCTGATGAACGATACGAATTTTACCACAGAAAAGAAGAACGAATTCCTTTTGATTTGGATTTCTTTAACCGTATTACAAAAGGTGGGCTTCCTACTAAGACACTCAATATTGCTCTTGCTGGCACTGGTGTTGGCAAGTCACTTTTTATGTGTCATTGTGCCGCTGGAGCTATGTCGCAGGGTAGAAATGTACTCTATATCACTATGGAAATGGCTGAAGAAAAGATTGCAGAAAGAATAGATGCAAACTTATTGAATGTCACGATTGATGATTTGGTGAATCTACCTAAAGATATGTATGATAAGAAGATTGCCAAACTCAGAGAGAAAGTCGTTGGCAAATTAATCATCAAAGAATATCCAACCGCATCAGCTTCTGTCACACACTTTAGAACATTACTCAATGAACTCAATCTTAAAAAATCCTTTGTACCAGATATTATTTTCGTTGATTATCTCAACATCTGTTGCTCTTCTCGTATTAAAGCTGGATCAAACATCAACTCTTATACCTATGTCAAGTCGATTGCCGAAGAACTGCGAGGTCTTGCCGTTGAATGCGGAGTACCAATTGTTTCGGCTACACAAACCACTAGGTCGGGTTTTACCAGTTCCGATCCAGGACTCGAGGACACAAGTGAGTCTTTTGGTTTGCCAGCAACCGCTGACTTGATGTTTGCTTTGATTTCTTCTGAAGAACTGGAAGAACTTGGACAGATTATGGTCAAACAGTTGAAGAATAGATATAATGACCCAACAATGTATAAGCGATTTACACTTGGTGTTGACCGTGCAAAGATGAGATTATATGATGTTGAACAATCAGGTCAAGATGGCCTTGCTGATGCAGGTATCACAGACAAACCACTTAATACATTTGGTGACCGTGAAAAGCCAAAGAAAAAATCATTTGATGGATTTAAAGTATGATATTGACTAGAGAACAGGCATTGTATTGCTCAAATGCTTTCCATGAATATTTTAGTGACATGGGTAGTATTGAACAATACATGCGTGATGAGAAACTAAAGTCTGTGGCTGAATTGCCAGCATCGTTATTTCCACCAGAAGATGATTTGTTTTCAGATTTCTCTATGCATCCAAATGATATGGATATTGAAGTGTGTGAGATACCAAATGATACATGGGAAACATTAGTTGCCATTACATCATCTCATGTTAACAAGGCACCAGTTGGTAGAAATATACAACTAGCTGTCAAAGAAAAGAACACAGGAAAGATTCTTGGTTTTATCCGCCTTGGTTCACCAGTCATCTACATGAAACCAAGAAATGATTTGTTGGGACAGGTTTGGATTCAGAATCCAGACACAGCCAAACGATTCAATCAATCTACTATTATGGGTTTTGTTATTGTACCAGCACAACCCTTTGGATTTAATTACCTTGGTGGTAAATTATTGTCGGCCATCTGTACCTCACATACAGTCAGAGAAATGTGTAACAGGAAGTATGATATGGAACTTTGCCTGTTTGAGACTACCAGTTTGTATGGTACAACAAAGGCAGTATCACAATATGATGGTATGAAACCATATATTAGATATAGAGGTCTTACCGAATCTGATATGGTACCAATGATGCATGGACCAAGATATCATGTATTAAAAGATTATGTGGAAAGTTTCACTGGAGATTTATTGGCTGGTGATACATCAACCACTAGTAGAAAACTTAGAACTTTTACCAAGATTATAGCTTTAACTAAAGCGGCTCTTAAAGGTAGTTCTGAAGGGGAGGCATTCCAGCTAACGATTGAGAACGCTAAAGGGTTGACAGAAAAGAAAAGATATTACACTTCAGACTACGGATTTGCCAACATGGTTGATTTTATGAATTGTAAAACGAATAAATTATTGCCTGGTGAAAATTATCATAAACATGAATTGGATAATATTGTTGCTTGGTGGAAAAGCAAGGCTATAAATAGATATGATATTCTTAAATCTGAGGGTAGATTAAGAACCGAACTAGAAGTTTGGACTTCAGGAAAAGACATTCAAATTATTAGGTAAATATTTTCATTTAAGGTTCAAATGGTCACCAAAGTGTTATCATCAGCGGAGTTAACTAGGCAACAAGAGTTAGGTTCAGCATGGATATTTCGTAGAGCATTGAAAGATAATATGAGATATTCTCGTTGGGAAGACATTGTGGAGGACCCAAAATATGATGAACTTGGTGGTCCAAAAGGAATTTACCCAACTGTAGATAAAGATTGGTTGAAAACTTTTTTCTTGCAACAAAAAACAATGTTACAAGAATTTTCAAATCCACAATTTACAGAATTCAATAGAGAATATGGATTTATGAAATTCATTTCTGATTTGGTTAAAAACAAATTTGGTATTTCTAAGAAAGATTCGTGGGATCCAGCCGATATTTGGTGTATAAAAAATGAAGATAAAGTTATTAATGAGATAAAAAAGATTGTTGAAAAAAATGAATATGAAACAATAACTGAACTCAATACTTTACTAAGAACATATTTTAAGAAAAGAATAATTGTTGGTGTTTCATTGAAGAAAGTTTCTGGTAAACAAGCTCTATACGAAGAAGTCAACGTTGAAAATAATTTAGAATATTTGAATAAAGATTATACTTTTAATGTTTCTCAAATTAAAATTGATTTGTCGATGAAACCAGGAAAAGAAATTAAACTAGGAACTCAAGACACCACAATATTTGTTGATGCTATGGAAGGTGATAAAAAAATTACTTATAAGTATCAAATCACAACTATTAGTAGTTCACGATTCAACAATTTAAAATTTGAACCAACATCTTCCGCAGCAACAGCTGCACGTTTAGGTAAAGCACCTGGTCATATGGTTATGGATGTCTTTGATGAATTTGGTGTTGATTTTTCAAACTCAAATAAAGATTATCCACAAACAGCTGCACAATTTAAAGAAATTGAAGGCGATATTGTGAAGATGTTTAACACAGTTAAAAAGAAAGCCAATACAGTAATAACTGATGAAAAACAATTTGTTCAAAATATGACAAAAATTATGATTGCAAATCCACCAATTGGTAATTCGAAGTTAATGCAATTAACCTTAGTGTATGAATTGGTATCACTTAAAAAAGAAGATTTAAATAGAGTTATGACTAAAATTACTATGCTTGCACAAAAGAAAGGAGCACAGTTTGGACCATTTGGTAAACTGTACTAATTAAAATATGAAAACAGAAATAAACAGCGATGATGATTTTGGTTTCTCTGCCATATCAATAGAAGAATATGAAGCAAGAATTACTAAAGCGGTTAAAAATGCTGAATATGAAGCATCATCATTAACTGCTGACCAATATAGAGCACAACTATTAGAATTAGAAAAAGTTATTATTCCATTCTTAACAAAACTACGTGATACTGGTGACAAAGAATATATATTCTGGCCAAACCGTGGTCCTATATTGGATAAACAAATAGAGAAAGTATTGAAATTAACTAGAGGATGATATGAGTGCTACCGTGATTATACCAACTACGGGTTCACCGGAGTTGAAAAAGGCTGTTCAAAGTGTACTTGACCAGACTTATGAAACAAAATGTTATGTTGTTGCTGATGGTGTAGAAAGCCATTCAAAAACAAGAATCATTACGGATGATTTTTTAAACCGTAAGAATTTAGAGCGTTGTTATTTGCCTTTGAATGTAGGTGCCAATGGATTTTATGGCCACCGAGTATACGCAGCCTTCACACATTTAATCGACACCAAATATGTACTGTATTTGGACCAAGATTGTTGGCTCGAAAAAGACCATGTAAAGAACTGTATTGAAAAGATTGAAATCGATAAAAAAGATTGGTCATATTCTTTACGAAATATAACCGATAAAGATGGTAACTTTCTATGTAAAGATGATTGTGAATCTTTGGGTAGATGGCCAGTGTTTTCTGGTGATTATAGTCACATAGATACTAATTGTTATTGCCTTAAAACTGAACATGCAGTACAATTAGCATCTGTATGGCATGGTGGTTGGGGACAAGATAGAGTTTGGTTCAATGTGTTATCACGGAACTTACCTAACTATAATACTACAGGTCAATATACAGTAAATTATCGTGTTGCTGGAAATGAAGGTTCTGTTAAACCAGAATTCTTTTATTATGGTAATAATGTTATGAATGAAAAATATAATGGAGCATTCCCATGGCGAAAGAAAATCTAATAATTGGTGGATTTACCAATTATAATTACAATCAATTAAAACCTTGGGTTGAATCAATTTGTGAAGTGATGCCTGATGCACATAGAGTAATGTGTTTTGGTAATGCTTCATTAGAAACACAAGCAATTTTGGCTAATAGAGGTTTTGAACTTGTGGAAATGCCACAGTCTAATATTCCAATTCATGTTCTAAGATTCTTATCAATCTATGAATATCTACGTAAGAATTGGAAAAAGTATAATCTAGTTATTACAACAGATGTAAAGGATGTATACTTTCAAACAGACCCATTCAAATGGTTAGATTATCATAACATTGGTGTTAAAGATATGCATCAGATTGTTGCTGGTTCAGAATGTCTGAAGTATAAAGACGAATCGTGGGGTAATGAGAACCTATTACAAGCATATGGACCTTATGTACACAGTTTGTTTAAAGAAAACGAAATCTTTAATGTTGGTGTACTTGGTGGTTCTGCTGAGTATATCAAAGACTTGGTATTCAATATCTTCACCAATGCAACCAATCGTCCTATACCAATCGTTGACCAAGCCGTGTTCAATGTATTAATCCAAACGCAACCATATAAAGACGTTGTATTACAAGCAACACAGGCATCAGGTTGGGCTTGTCAAGCAGGCACGGTTGCGGATCCAACCAAGATGGACACATTTAGACCAAACCTATTAGAAGAAGAACCAACATTTAAAGATGGTATTGTGTATACTTCAACAGGTAAACCTTTTTCAATCGTACACCAATATGACCGTGTACCAGAATGGAAGAAATTTATAATGGACAAATACAACCAAGAAGACCCTAATAACTTTTTTACTTACAGGACAACACAATGAGTGATATAATTAAATTTGATACAGTAACACAAGCTTTCGGAATACAAAGGAAACAAATGATTTGTTGTGGTGAAGGCCTTGGTGCCATGGTTGCAAAAATGGAAAATCCAAAAGTTTTAGAAATTGGTTGTGACATTGGTCATACCTCACAATTTTTATTAGATAGCAATCCAACTTTAGAACTCATTGGTGTTGACCCATATGAAAATTACATAGATTGGAACGGTAATAATTTAAATGAACGAGAAGACATTTATCAAAAATTCTCGGAACGATTGGAAGGTTATTCAAATCGATTTAAATTATATCGTGAATATTCTGATAACATGCACCATTTAATAGAAGATGAATCTTTGGATTTAATCTTTATTGATGGATTACACACTTATGACCAGTTAACAAAAGATTGTAACAACTTCTATTCAAAATTAAAAGAAGGTGGAATCTTTTCTGGCCACGATTATAATGCTATTCCTGGTGTACATCAAGCTGTTAATGAATTTGCTGCCAAAGTTGGTAGAGAAATTCATTTCACAGAACATGATGTTTGGTATTGGGTTAAATGAGAAACTGTATAGTATTGTCTGGTGAATATAGAACATTCGACCAGACATGGGAACAACTAAAACAATTCATCGATATAAATGAATTGGATGTTTACTGTTTTCTAAAATCAAATAATCAAACTGAAATTGATAATGTAACTCAGAGATTGAATCCAAAAAAGATTCTCGTTGATACTTTGAAAGAACACGAAACAGAATGGATTATCAAAGAACATAACATCAGGACAAAATTACCAAAAGGTAATCCAATGGACAGAATCTATAATAGTATTTTTCCCATGCACTATGGTAGAAAACTAGGTTTTGATTTGATTGATGAAGAATATGATAATTTAGTTTTTTGTAGATATGATATAAAATTAAATAAGTTGTTTACATTCCATGATGTTGATGTTATTCTTACACCAACCGAACAGGCATATAATATAATTTCTGATATCTTTGCCATAATGCCATTCAAAATGGCCAAACATTACTTTCTATACGACAATATTGAAAATTTATTATCAACACAATTTGAACCAGAATTTGAAGAACATCTAAGAAAACGTATAAATTATGCTGATTGGGAAATCAATATACATAAGCATGAAAGATATTGTCCACACATAATGATTTTGAGAAATCTATTCAACACAAATACAGAATATGTTTCAACACCACAATTAGATGTAATGATACAAAGATGAAAATAGCACTATGTTTTGCTGGCCAAGCCAGAGCCTTTGAACAAGGTTATGAATACTACAAACGTAACTTATTAGACCATTATGATGTAGATGTATACATTCATACATGGAAGTTTCCAGGTGAAGAGCGATTGGAAGAATTATATAAACCGGTTAAAATACAAACACAGGTTCCACCACTTGGTGATTTTGACAACAAGTATACCAATACACCAGACCGAGAAAAATATCCACCAAGAAATAATTACCGTCAATTCTACTCAATGTATGTGTGTAGTCATTTAATCGAAGGTGAGTATGATTGGGTGATTCGGAGTAGAACAGATTATGCTTTGAATGTTGTTATTCCTTTTGTTGAGTTGAACAATTCAAAGTTGTATATACCAAACTGTCGAATGGTACCAGAAAGAGATTTCGGTAATGACCAGTTTGCTTTTGGTTCAAAAGAGACTATGATGAATTACATGTCAACCTATATTAATATCGACAAGTATTATGATGCAGGTACAGTCTTTGTTGGTGAAAACTTGATGCAAGCAAATTTACGTGAACATGGTTTGATTGGAGAAAAACTCGTTTATGTTAATATGAACAATCCATTTCCTCCAGGTGCTCATAACGGTACATGGCATTCCTTAATTCGTGATGATATGAATAAATGGACACAATCGTAAAAGAATTATCCGGCCATTCTGGTAGTGAAATCTATTTGATGGAGAATGATGAGAAAACATTTGTACGGAAGATTGGTAATGTAGATAGAAACCATGAAAGATTGGTTTCATTGTTTGCTTCTGGTTATCGTGTACCTAGAGTTTACAAATATGAAGGTGAAATATTAGACATGGAATATATTCATGGCCTTGATATAAAAAATTATCTAATACACAACAATGTAAACTTGCTAACAAACTTTCTTTGTGATATAATAGACTCTTTTAGTGACGATTCTGTATATAAAGATTATACGGAAGTCTATCACCATAAACTATCATATTTGAGTGGTAATGAAGGTTTAATATTCACAAAAGAACAGTTAATCAACCACCTACCCAAAAAACTACCACAGTCAACTTATCATGGTGATATGACTTTGGAGAATATAATCTACACTAATCCTGGTTTTTGTATGATTGACCCATTGACTTCAGATTATGATTCATACATATTTGATATAGCTAAGTTAAGACAAGATTTGGAATGTAAATGGTTTATTAGAAAATTGAATGTTAAGATTGACACTAAACTACAACGTATTCAGGACAAATTAAAAAGATGGTATCCTGATGCTTTTGATGATTCACTTTTGATTTTAATGTTATTAAGAGTTTATCCATATTGTGATAATACAGATAAACAATTTATTGTAAATGAGGCAAATAGATTATGGAAATTATAGTACCCGCAGCAGGTTTATCCACAAGATTCCCCGAAATGAAACCGAAGTATCTCTTGTATGATTACAAGGGAGAATTGATGATTCATAATGCAATTCGTCCATTTTTAGATAAACATAAGATTCATATTGGTATTCTCAAAGAACACAATGAACAATATAATGCTGTTGAGATTCTAACACATGAATTTGGTGATAAAGTAAATATTGTCATCTTAGATGAACCAACCAAAGGTCCAGCTGATACAGTATATCAAATTATAAACAAAACTGGTTTACATATTTCACCGATTCTAATCAAAGACTGTGATAGTTTCTTTGACCACGAAGTATCAATTGGTAATTACGTTTGTGTTACAAATATTGCTAAACATGAATCACTCAAAAAATTAGGTGCAAAGAGTTTTGTTACATACAATGACCAAGGCATTATTACTGACATTGTAGAGAAAGAAGTTGTATCTGATACTTTCTGTATTGGTGGATATAAATTCAATAACGCAATGACCTATAAATCAGCATACGAAAAACTTTCTACAAATAGAGAAGTGTTCGTTTCAGATGTGATTAGTTATTGTATTGGTTTTGGCCAAGTGTTTACGATTAAAGAAACAGAGAATTATGTAGATGTTGGTACTGCACCAGAATGGTTTGAGTATAATGATAAACCTGTCATTTTCTGTGATATTGATGGCACAATCGTTAAAAATCAAGGCAGAGTTGGTAAAAACAACTATAATGATCCAGTAATTCCATTACAAAAGAACGTTAATCGTTTATTACAATTGCAAAAACAAGGTGCTCAGTTTATTTTTACAACAGCAAGACCGGAAGAGTATAGAGAAAAAACATTAGATATGTTAATTAATTTGGGATTTGAAGGTTTTAATTTACTTGTTAATTTACAAAACTCCAGAAGAATTCTAATCAATGATTACAATAAAACTAATCCTTTTCCTAGAGCAGAAGCTATTAACTTGGTGAGAGATTCGGATAACCTAGAAGACCTATTATGAACATTTTGATTACTGGTGGTGCAGGTGGCATTGGTTCAACCCTTGCATTATTGTTAACACAGAACGGACATACCGTTGTGGCCTTAGATAATTTTAAGAATGGTTACATGGAAAACATGTATGAAAATGGTGAACAAATATGTGATGTTGTACCATTGGATATACGTGAAACAAAGATGTTAACAGAACTTTTACACTTTAACAAGACTAATGTTATCGTGCATTTGGCAGCGTTAACGTCCTTGCCTGTGTGTGAATCTAATCCTGCGGAATGTCTTTCTGTGAATGTTGCTGGCACAGCATCTGTTCTAACTGCAGCACGATTGGCTGGTGTACAAAGAGTTGTTGTTGCTTCAACCTCGGCAATTTATGAAAACAATACAAGAAACGATGCACCATTTGAAGAAATACTTACCGTATATCCAAAACTATTCTATCCATTATCCAAGAAATTAATGGAAGATGTTGTACAATCACATATCGACAATTATGGTATGGATATTGTGACACTTAGATTTTTTAATGTATTTGGTCCTAGACAAGATATACACAGAAAATCTCCACCATTAATAAATTATATTGCCAAAGAAGTTCTTAATGATAGAAAATTAACATTCTATTCCAATGGTTATCAAGTAAGAGACTATGTACATGTTAGTGATGTTGTGTCTTTAGTTGAAAAATGTATGAGTATGCCTGAAGCAAAGAATGAAACATTCAATTTGTGTAGTGGAACATTAACTTCTGTTCGTGATATAATTGATTATGCTAGAAAGGCTTTTAATAAGAATTTTGATTATGAATTTTTAGAACCAAAAAACTTCTGGTCTGGTTATGAAACAATATATGAAGGTTCTTATCCATTAAAAGATGAGGTCTTGGAAAGAGAAGTTAATAAATTCTCACTCGGTTCTTGTAGAAAAACATCTAAGATACTAGGTTGGAATGCAAATAAAGACATTCCATCTTTGATGATTGATACATTCAGAAACATCAAAATATGAGTTTAATACCAAACAAAAATCTATTCATCGTTACATCATCACTTAAACCTAATATGGGTGCCTTTAGTGATGATGATAGGTTTGCACAAACTATTGCTTCTCTAAAATCTTTAAGAAAACATGTACCTGATGCTTTTATTGTATTTTCAGATTCTTCTGTACGACCAGTATCAGATTTAGAAAAACAAGCAATTGCTGGTTTATCTAATGCTTATATTGATATGTCACAACAACCAGATGTAAAACATTGTTCTGAAAATCGTATGAAAAGTCAAGCTGAAAACTTATTAATGTTTTTCACTTTACATACATTGAAACAAAATAATCTGTTAAAAGATGTAAAGAGAATCTTCAAATTTTCAGCAAGGTCTGAACTGGAAGATACTTTTGATATTAAAGAATATGATAACTTATTTGGTAAATATGTGTTTAAGAAGGCAATTGCAAGTTGGATGAATAACGGTCCCAAAAATCTGTTTATTACCAGAATGTTCTCTTTTTGTCCATCTTTAATTGATGATTATTTTGTTGTTATACAAAAAAACATGTCAATTTTGAATCAAGTTGACACCGAACACGCTCATTGGGTAAACATACCAAAACAGCATTTAGTCGAATTTGACAAGGTTCATTGTTGGGGTTGGCTAGCTGGCAACGGCCAAATCGAACATTATTGACAACTATATATCGGATCGAATAATTGACAATTTTGACGGTCTCTGGCTAAATGTATTATAAATAACCCACAGGCAACCAAAGTGTGTTGCATTTCTAAGGGTTTAATCTATGTTAACATTTCAGTCCTTCCTAAAAGAAGAAGCCGAGGGTGGCGAACTAAAACACATTCACCATGCGGAAGACCGTCCTTTGATGCACGGCCATGCTGGTTTTGAACATGCTCATGCCGCTCTAATGAAGGCACATGCTCATATGACGGCTGGTGCCAAGAATAGTAATTTGACCATGAAATATGATGGTTCACCATCGATTGTATTCGGTCATCATCCCAAGAATGGTAAGTTCTTTGTGGCCACCAAGTCGGCCTTCAACAAGAATCCGAAGATTAATCACACAGAAGCGGACATTGATAGAAACCACGGACACGCACCTGGTCTTGCAAAGACACTCAAACACGCTCTAAAACATCTACCAAAAGTAACACCTAAGACTGGTGTTTACCAAGGTGACTTGATGCACCACGCTGATACGAAGGTGTTGAAAGAAGAATATTTGTTTGAAGCAGAAAAAAATAAAGTCTCTTTTACACCAAATACAATCACATATACTGCTCACGGTAAAGAAGCAGACAAGATTAAAAGGTCAAAGGTTGGTGTAGTTGTCCATCACAAATATAGTGCTGACATGAAACATGCTTCTCCGCATGTTGACCATGAAAACTTCAAAGAACATCCAGATGTTCACCATCACGGTGCAGAACATGATACATCTAAGGTAACACATTCAACTGCAAACGAACATGGTTTTCAGAAACATATGGCAGCAGCCAAAGAAATCCATGATACCCACGGTCACAAAATGTATGATGCCATTCATCCAGAACACTCTGGTGAAACTGGTCACCTATCTACATACATCAATAAAACAGTTCGTACAGGTGAAGTTCCTAATGTCAAAGGATTCAAGGATCATCTAAAAGATATACATGAAAAGAAAGCAGCCAAAGTTAAGACACCAAAAGCCAAAGCTGAAAAGACGGCTGAAGGTGCCAAACAAATTGCTCATGTGGAAAAAAACAAATCACATTATGGTAATTTGTTGACTATGCATCATCATTTAGGACAAGCTAAAAATCATTTGGTTAATTCATTAGAAACACACGAAGGCAATTACCAACACCATATTGAAGGTAAGAAATCTAAACCTGAAGGTTTCGTTGTTCATCACGATAATGAACCTACTAAGTTGGTTAACCGTCCAGAATTTGCTAGACAAAATTTGTTAAAGGTAAGAAAATGAAAAGTTTTTTAGGTTTTTTAAAAGAGCAACAAAGTAAAGGACATGTTTCTTTTTTGCATCCTTCTAGAGGCATGTATAAATTAACTCGTCATCCTGAAGAAGATGTCTATCACCTACATAATAAATTTGGTGATTTAAGTCATACATTTTCTGGTCATATGACACCAAAAGAAATATCACAAGAATTAAAAGATAAACATGATATGATTTTAGTAGATAAATTACACGAAGAATATTTACAAGAATTCACAAAGAAATCTACACAAACAGATGCTCAAAAAGCTGGTGCAAAAAAAGCATCATCTGAACTGAATGCACATCGTGGTGGTTATAATGAGACACAGTTGGCTAAACATCTAAATGGTGGTAAGTATATTGATAAAGAACATGCAGAATTAGACAAACACCACAAAGCAAAATTAACCGAGTATGATAAAAAATTTGGTACAAATGAAGTTCAAAAACAAGAACATAGAGCCAAAGAACAACATAAAGTTTTCTTGGATCATGCCAAGAAGGCAGGTTACGAAGGTGTACATGAAGTTCATATGACACATAAACCAGGCGACATAGAAAGAAAAACAGGCATCAAAGCATCACAGCAAGAAAACCCAACCGATGTTGCTGTTAAATTTCACAAGAAACCTGCAAGTGCAGAACACCATTATTTGGGCATTTCAGCTAAATCCAGTAACGTTAGTAAGATAGGATTTCATAATGGCGGTGCACAATCAGTTGGTAATTTTTTAACTAAACACTTAGGGTAAGAATATGAGCGAATATGACATTCATGGCCATGTCGAAAAACGACATAAAGAGTTTATGGAAAAACATGGTTTAGGTTCCAATAAAGCTGCTGCTGTAAGAAAAATTAAAGGTCCTAAACATTTGGATCCAGAAAAAAAAGTAGAAAATCCAGATTATAAAAATAGTGAGTTGTATCATGCAGCGAGTGACCATGCTAGAAAAATTAATAATGAAGTTAGAGACAAACTTCATAAAGGTTATTCTGCAATGGCTAAAAGTCACCATGAAGAATTGAAACAACACATTTTAAGCACTTATATTAAAGGCAACTCAAAACATGCTTTACCTTATGTTAAAGTTCATGGCCAAGGTGGTGGTGACAAACCAGCTAAAGCTCATGTGAGCGATCCATCCGATAATGATACCTACCATAAGATTAGAAATGCACATCACTTTTCTTTTCATAAAGGTGGTGAATCAAATATTAATGTACATGCACACGAAAATGAAAAAGATAAAACTGGAACAAAAGTTTTCTCCATACAAACTAAACACAATAACGGTCCGTTAACAAATATGAAAACGGTTGCAACATAAAATATGAAATCCTTTTTAGATTTATTACAGGAAGATAAAAGTGGTGATGTTCACCATGTTATGGCCTTTGGCCGTATGAATCCTCCTACGACTGGTCATTTGAAGGTGATTGATAAGGTCAAAGAAGTTGCTACGAAACATAATGCTGGACATACTGTTGTAACATCACATTCACAAGATAAGAATAAAAATCCTTTATCAGCTGCTCAGAAAATTAAACATCTGAAACGTTACTCGCCAGGTAGAAACTTTGCTGCATCCGATAAAGAACATCCTTCGTTTCTACACCAAGCAGCCAAACTACACAAACAAGGTGTAACACATCTACATATGGTAGTTGGTTCTGACCGTGTTGCAGAAGTGAAAGAGAAATTAAACAAATATAATGGCACACATCCAGGTGCTTTGTATAATTTTAAAAAGATACATGTTCACTCTGCTGGTCAACGTGACCCTGATGCGGAGGGAACATCTGGTATGTCTGGTACCAAGATGCGTCAATATGCTAAAAATAAAGATATCAAATCTTTTAGACAAGGCGTTCCAGCACACGTTTCTGATACACATACAAAAGAGTTGATGCACGATACTCGTACAGGTATGGGTATCCACGAATCTTCCTATCATGGGTTATTCAAAGCAGTATTCGTTACTGGTGGTCCAGGTTCAGGCAAGGATGTTGTCATCCGTGAGTCCATTCCACATCAAGGTGCTGTTGAAATCAATTCAGTTCAAGCATTTGACTATTTGATGGACAAACAAAAGTTATCTGAAACAACAAAAGATTATCGTAGAGAAGCCATTCGTTCCCGTCAGCCTTTGATTATTAATGGTCCTGCTGATGACCATTACAGAATGATTACAATCAAGGAAGAATTAGAAGAACTTGGTTACGAAACATTGATTGTTTTTGTTGATACAACAAATGAGGCTAGTAGGATAAGAAATGAACGTTTGACTAAGATGGTTTCAGAATCCATCAGACAAGAAAAATGGTCATTAGCACAATCAAGTAAAGAATCTTATCGTCAGAATTTTGAACGATTTGTAAATTTTGATAATAGTGAATCACTAGAATCAATACAGGAAGATATCACCACTACATATCAAAAGGTTGATAACTTCTTTGCAGGTGAGTCCTATACTGAAACGGCAAATATATGGTTAGAAAACCACACACCGCTAAATATAGGAAGTTATAATTCTTTGTTTAAGGAAAATGAAAATGTTAAGAAAAATTCTAGGTTTATTCACAGGTTCAACGAAAGCAAG